GGAAAGCTGCACAAAAATTAAACATGAAAGAAGTTCCTACAGTGCAAGTAGAGTTAACAAAAGAAAAAGCAAAAATGTATAGAATTATTGATAACAAATTATCTGAAGAAGCTATATGGGATAAGTTCCTTTTAGATTTAGAAGTAAGCGATTTGCCTATGGAGGAATGGGATTTTGAATTTGATGATAATTCGGATGAAGTTTTACAAGAAATAAATATAGAAAGGAACACTGAAGGCATACAAGCAACAGACCAACAAAAGAAATTAATTTTTATGTATCAAGACCCTAATAAATACTCAAAACACTTTGATAAAATACAAGCAATAAAATATCAATATGGCTTTGATACTGATGACCAAATAATCGAATATTTACTAAAGGAGAATAAAAATGCCAATGACAACAACTGAACAAAGATTTTATAATCTTTTACAAAGTATAGAAGATATGTGGTCCGTAGAGCATCTAAATAAAGATTCTAACTATGTACACATTAAAAAAGTATTAGAAAGATTCACACAGTTATATCCTAATTATTATTTTATTATTCCTTTCCCCACCAAACATTTTAAATATTATGAAGATGGATTTTTTGAAAATCCAAATATCGTAAGAGTTCCTTACAAAATACCTTTATCAAAAAAAATTAACAACATTACATTTGATGGTGAATGGTACAAAGATATTGTAGAAAAATATAATATAAGCATGGTTTATAACCAAATACCTGAAGTAACAGGACAATTAAAGTGTATTGATACGCATTTTACATCAAATATTATAGTCATAAATCAACATCATTATATTTATCACGACTCACTACCTTATCCTCTTAAAAACCAAATGCAATATGTATATTGGCAAATATTAGGTGATGTATTAGCTGATGAAAATATTTATAACTCAGAATACACTTGGCAAATGGTTCAAGATAATATTGATAAATATATGCCAAATTTCAAAGATAAGATATCAGGCAAAGTCTTTTATATGGGATTGTTTAATGAAAAAGACATAACTAACAATGATAAGTTTGATAAATTTACATTTGTATATAATCATAGATTACAACAATACAAAAACTGGGAAACTACTTTTGATATATTTGATGAGCTATACAAATCTTATGATTTTGAAGTTGCAATATGTCCAGTAGGTACAAGTAATTTAGTAGCTGTAAATAAAAAACCATATACAAAAATATATGAAGTTCCAACACAAAAAGATTATTATGATGTGTTATCAAGATGTCATGTTAATACTTATAATTCACAATATGAAACTTTTTGTATTTCTATCTTTGAAAGTATGATGCAAGGTCTTGCATTATGTGTTCCGAATAAAACAACAATGCCAGAACTTCTAGGCAAAAATAATTGGCAAATGTTTGAAAATATAGAAGAACAAAAAAATAAACTATCTCAGTTATTAGATAATCGTGGGTTGTTAGAAGATTTATCTAAAGATAATCAAATGCAAATTGCAGATTTAGATATTGATAATTATTGTAATAATTTAAAATTTGTATTTGAAGAACAAATAAACAAAAATAACTTTTTTTTATCAATGAAAGAAAAAAATCGTGAAAAACTAAACAAATTCTTAAGTAAATTTACAATAATAAAAGCAAACGACCTTAAAAAAATTAGAAGACATATTAATTTATCTAATCAATCTGTGCCAAATCATAGACTTGTAAACATAATGCATCACGCTGGTTATGAACAAAAGATTAAAAAAGATGACATTATATATATGAAAAGACTTGACAATTAACAAAATACAAACAAAATAAAAGTATGGCACATAGAATATCAAACAATAAACTTGAAGAATTGATAGTGCAACATAAGGGTTTTGTAACAAGAATATGTAAGTCTGCTGGTATATCAAGACAAGCTTTCTATCGAAGATTAGAAAATTATCCCAAACTTAAAGAAAAATTAGATGCTAGTAGAGATGAAATAGTTGACTTTGCAGAATCTAAGCTAATAGAATTAATCAATGAAAAACATTATCCAAGTATAAGATTTTATTTAGAAACACAAGGCAAAGATAAAGGTTATGTTATAAAACAAGAAATCGACAATAAACATACTATTAATAATATCTTAGAAGTTCCTGAGATGGGAGCATATGAGCCAACTATTGATGAAATCA